GTTCTTTCGCTTATTTCGTCTCGCTTCTTGAATCTTTGCTTTACGCTTGTCGTATCGCTTAGAGTCCTTCTTTACTTCAAAGTCCTCATCAATCCATTCACGAAACTTTTTACTTTTATTTTTACCCATCTTACCTTACCTTATGATACTGGTGCTTCTGATTTCTTAGGTCGACCACGACCTCTTTTTACTGGAATTGGATCAGCAATTATATTTCCAAGTGCCTGATTAATAACCTCAGGTGCCAAATCTGGATATGGCTCTTTCGCAATCATGCGAAGAACAAGTTTAGCATCTTCAGCATCAATAGATTCCAACATTTGAATGAACAATGCTTCTTTTCGCACCCTTGGTAAATCTTTGCCATCAGGCATCTCATTCACAAAGTATGGAAACTTTCTAGTCTCACGATATAATAAACCATGTGACTCATGAATTACAGATTCTTGGTATGGAGGAGGGGTTGATGGTAAATCAAAAGTCCATCTCTTGTCACACATAAGAATCAAAACATCTTTCAATTGTTTGCTATTATGTCTTTTCAGAACTTCAACCTTCTCTTCAACTGTTTCAGCTTTTCGGGCAGTGTTAACGATCTCTGCCAGAGATAATGTAGTCATTTTAAAACTCCGTTATACATTCCATTAAATTTCTCAGTTTATTTTTGATGAAGTAGTTTAGCAACTGACTACGATCCTTTTCATTCTCTTCATGCCAAAGTGAAAGAATTTCCTCTTTCATATCTTTAGGCACTTCAGTCAGGTCAATTAATGCTTTATTACGCATATAATTTCGCTTAACTTCATCTTGCATATTATTTATATCAGCCCACTCAGCAAGTCGCTTTTGTGTTATTGGGCGTTGTCTTGTACCCATAACTAAAGCATTGTCTTCAGACAAGACATTTGGTATGCCATCACCTGAATCGCCCTTGATGATATGTTCAGCAAGATATTTCTCTGGATTTGCATTAGAAATCCAGCGTTTTCTAGTCGGGTCATACTGCTTCACATTTGCATACTTGTGAAGTTGTATATAATCTTTATCACCAGACAGAATTAGTATAGGCTCACCTGCGTTTAGTTCAGTGCCTTCTTCATGCGTGATAACACCAATAATGTCATCTGCCTCGCAGGTCTCTACTTGAATAACTTTATATGGAAAGAACTGTTTAAGTTCTTCACGAATGTTGTTAAGTGCAGTAAAGATAGCATTCCAATCCATTTCGGAACTATCTCTAGTCTTTTTACGATTCGCTTTGTAGTATGGATATACTCTTCTACGCCAGTAGTTCTTGTCATCACAACAGATCACAAGTTCACCAAACTCATCGCTAAACTTCTTGCGATTTGCTCTTAGCGTATTCAAGATCATATGCCTTAGCATACCCTCGTCAATCTCTGCATTATGATGATTACCAATCTGCATCATCATATTTGCGATCATGACTTGGTTTAGATCAACCAATATCATTATCTTCTCCTAACTTAATTTAATAGTTCTGATACTATAACATAAGTTAATGGCTTTTGTCAAGTCTTTTTTACATATCATAGTCATCTAGACTGGCGTAGTATTCTTCCATGTCGGCTATAAAGTGTTCTAACATCTGTTCCATTTTGAATCCACTTTCTTCTTGCACACTTTCGAATACAGTATCAGCAAAAGTTTGAAATGGATAATCCTTTCCTCTTGCTCTCCACATCAGAGACTTCGTTGCTTCTATTATTGTGAGGATATCTAGCATTGATCTTGGATCACTTTCGATATCAAAATCAAATCCTCTCAGAGCCCAAACAGTTTCTCTTGCGTTTAGTGTAGAAAAGAAATCTACTATCTGTTCATCGCTCTCTAATATTAGATCATCAATCTCTTTTTCAAGCCTCTTTCTTTTCTCAAAGGCTTTATTAAAGTCGATTATGTTATCTTTCACTTATTCACCTTTAGAATAACCGTGTCTGCGTTTATTCTACCGTCAGTTGGACTTGCTTTGGTTTTCAAAGCCTTCAATGCTTTCAATGCTCTCAACTTTGTTACCTTGTTGATAGAATCTATTGTCTCTTCAGGCTTTCTGAGTTTTTTCTTGAATGACAGTTCTTCGTCATAGTTTTTGACAGTCGTACCACTGACTGTAAAGCCGTCTTTATTATCTGTAACTAGATACTTAATAACTCTGGTTTTAGTATTGAACAGATAAACTTCAGTGGCACCAACTATGTAGGCTGGACTAGTGCTAGATATTTTAAAGTCAGCACATTCTTTTTGATACACAACTTTTGCTACTTGCTTTGTGGCAGGTGTTGCTTTCTTGGCACGAGGCTTTCTATTTGCCTTTTTACTCAAGACAAACTTCTCAGCATCACTAACAAAGCCAGATATCAGTTTGAGTAAATTCTTTTGCTCTTTGGTAGAAAGATTGTTATATCCTTCTACTAACTCAGCATCTTTGTTTACTGTCAGTTCTATCAACTCTGCTTCCATTTCTTTGTAGAACTTAGCGATATCTCTGCCAGTTTGTGCGGCCGCATCAATAGTTTTTAAGTGGGTATATAATGAGAACTTCTTATCAAGAGTTCCATCTAGATGTTCATCGATGAAACCCTCGATCTCGCCCATGATGTTTAGGGTCTTTTCTTTTAGAAGTTCAGATGGATTCTTTCTTTTGACTGGTTGTATATCTTCTTCAACCTCTTCTACAGCATTCTCTATATTCATTTTACCTATTTGTAGTATTCTTGCCACACTACTTTCAATAAAATCAATATCAGACTGTTCGAGTTCTGCACCCATCAACTGCATCTTCATCAGACCTGCTAATGTTGCAGATATTCTCCAGTCTTCACTTGCTTTGAATGTTTTTAGATCACTTGGGCGATTTGCCTTTATCCATTCTGTAGACCACGAGACATAAGATTTCTTCTCGTAGAAATATCCATAGTGGCGTAAAGTTTCGAGTATATTCTTTCTATACTCTTCAGGCTTTACTGACGACCAATCAATGGTTTCTCGGCCAATGTTAGACTCTTCAGCCAACTTAGCCGCATTACCTCTTCTCGGTATAGCCCTCTTTTTACTTTTAGCCATATTTTACTCCAATCAATTAAAACAATCATTATAACACAAAGTCACAAAACAATCAAGCACGAATTCCATTAGTGCGAAGTTTGCCTACCATTTCTATTTGCTTTAGATGTATCAGTGACCATCTGGATTCTTTGATATTCCAAACTTCTATATACTTTTCTGGCTTTTCGATAGCCTGTCTAGAGGTAGAAACTGTAATCTCAGGAGAAATAGTAGTACTCAGTGTCGCTAAAATATTTACCTTACCTCTTGATCCTTTATTAACATAAAGTAATTCTTTTCCTGATTTTAACTTCTGCTCTAACTCTGCTTTGCTTAGTCTCATGTACCTATTCCTTGATTGATACTCCATTCGGTGTGGCAACACCATTTACTTCTTTGATGCTATCCCACTTGAATGATCTCCACCCGCTTACTTCTGTGTCCCAGACTGCTTGTGCAGAATCCGCACTACGATTAGTTGCTCGGGCTGATGCTTCGCCGGGTACTATATTCTGACTTAAAGTAGCTTTCATGCTTCTGGTTGTGCCATCTACTTTAGTGAATATAATATTTATAACATCAGACTTTAGCTTTTCAATCACATCACTTCTATTCATATCACTTTACCTCATTTATATAATCATCAATCTTACTTTTCAATTCAGGGTATCCACCAATGTGTTCACCCTCCCATAAAACTTGTGGAATTTGATCTTCATCTGGAAAAAGATTTCTAAATATTTCAGAAACATCTGGTTCAGCCAGATCAAGATACTCGTGTTCGATTTCTAATGCTTCACACAATTGTTTACACTTTAAACAGTACAGACAAGTGTTTATTCCAAATATTACGACCATGATATCAGATTTTTTCCTCGCTGTCAAGTAAAAGTCCGTGATTAAGATAAGTTAGTCTTTGTTCTTTATCCCAATCTTTTAGGTATTCCAATTCAGGATCTTCATCAAACATTGAAAGAACATCTTCTTCTTTCATCCATTTAGATTCAATGATAGACTCATCTATGTACTTTTGAGAGAACTCATCGATTTGATCGCAAGTCACACAGTCATCTGCCCATCCCAATTCAACAGGAGAATCTTCGTTTAGACTTTGGAGTCGATCTTCAGAAACCACATATTTGTGTTTAAATGTCTGAATCGTTGTTACGACTGCGTATCTCTTACTCATTCTCTATACCATTCGCTTCGTTAAATTCTTCTTCTACTTCTAGATAGTAACTTCTGTAGGCCGCTATGATTGCTTCTTGTTGTTGAATGAATGCTCTTAGATCAGAGTAGTTCAATCCAAGACTCTCATAACCAGAATCAGTTGTGGCAAAGAATGCTAATGCCTCTCCACTCTTTTCGAGTTTTGCCCATTGCTCTTCCCAGTTCTCTTTGACTAGAATAACCCATTCTACATCACGAAGATCAAGTTCGTCTGACTTTGGCAATATGAGTTTTGGTTTCTCGATGGGTTCAGCAGATACAAAAATTTCTTTTGGTAAACTACTACAACCACTAATAATTGACAAGATAGTCAAACAACCAAGGACATTCGCTATTGAACGCTTTACCATTTTTCGCCTCCTTCTCATTGTCAGTTAGTTCAGCACCAGATATCAACTCAAAGCATCGATTCGCTTTTTTCGTTGCTGTGGTGACAACTTTCTCTACCAATCCAGGCTTATTCTCTGCGAGATTGCCTAGATCATGTCTACCCAACTT